TTGACCACCTTCGGAGGATCGAACGGCACTTCGAGCAGTCCCTCCAACCACCGGTCCAGCACCCTCACATTATACAGCCGCAGCCGCCTGTTCCCACCATGGGGTAGATCCGAGGACCGATCTTCGAAACTGGTTCGGCTGATCCCGCAGTATGCCGCGGCCTCCGCGATCCGCAACCACGGAGATTTGATGATTTTTGCACCCTCATCGAAAACAACCTCACGCATACCGTCGCTCCAGCAACCGGGCAACCGCCCGGCCATCCTTCTGCCGGAGGTGGCTCGAATGCCCCGTGTTCGGCCGCAGCCCGGCAAACACCGCCGCTTTCCGGGCCCCCCTCGCCTGTTTACTCTTCTGCACCTTGCCCATCTGCGCCTCCTGGGAAAAAATCACGGTTTGCAGACATAATCACAAACGGGTTACCATCCAATATCTCCGGATGGTATAGTGCCGTATAAGCAGCTTTGAAGGCTGCCGTGATCTCCTCGGACGTTGGATTCTTTTTCTGCCGCAGTCTGTCAAACGCCTTAACCGCCGCGACGATCTCATGCTCCCACAGTAGGATAACTTTCAGACTTGCACTGGCCGTTGGCATACACCTTCCTCCCATTAATTAAACGAAACCCACAAGTAATACATCGGTGGAATAAACACCCACGTTCCCGAATTCATCGCCTCTTCTCCACCGCCTTCAGACACGCAACCGTAAACACCTTACACCGCTGTCCATCCCTCTCGAACCACAGCGTCCCGTCCGGGTCCGACTCTGCGAACCTGATCCCATGATACTCCAATGCGGCCTTAACGCGGTCGCTGGCAACGTACCCGGCGGGCTGGACATACTCATAGGCCCTTACTATTGCCATCATGTGCCACCAATACCCAAGCGCCACCCCGACAAGCAATATACCCAGGACCAGGATCAACCGTCTAAGGATCATCTTTTCTTTCACAGTCTCCATCTTTTATGCCTCTTCACTCTCAGCAATCTTCTTTAGGGCAAACCGTCTTGTCTCTTCCGGTGTTGCAAGAATGGGATCGCCACCACTAAAACCGGGGTGATATTCTTGAACCTCCCACTTCACATAAAGTTCATCACCGGGTATTACATAGCGCCCACCAGAGTCAAAACGCTTTGCTGCAATAATTTTATTATTACTAATCAATGCAGTCCCATCAACTTTAATGTGCGGTTCTCGCTCGGACAGCCCTAACGGTATGTCTTTCCCTAACAACGGGTCAGGCGTGTCTATGATCGTTGCCACAGCAGCAATAGGAGCCGCTGCGGCGGCCTTTAAACTGATACCTAAAAAATCACGTCTGTTCATAGCAACCCCTTCTTTTCCCAATCAACAATTTTACCCCGTTAAATTTTCACGAAGTGAAACGGCGTAGCCGATTTAACCGGGGCATCAATCTAAATAAAGCTCCCATTTTGGCCGTATCTGCCGGGGGAGGGAACGGACCCGCTCAAGCCTTAACAACATTAGGAGGTACGTCATGAAATCGGTTTAGTTTTTGAGTTGTAGATTACCCGTTTACACACCGGACAGACTGCCACCCACCCGTACCCATACCTAATTGCTTTAATATTCTTTTTTCCGCAACACCCCATTTTTATCCCTCGCCCATCTTTACTTCAATTTCGGAATCAGGCTGTTTTTCCGATACGCCAAGCTGGTTTTTCGTTTCTCTCGGCACGCGTTCCATGCCAAGGAACATCGATATGCATATTCATGATTACTTGGATGGTGAACTCCACTATCAATTCTTGTCAAAAACTCTCTTAACTTCATTTCAGGCATGTCCCTTGACAGAAATTCTCCGTCTCTTACATGCCCCCAAAAGTCCTTCGCGTCGTTTTTATCGACCCTGAAGGTTCTTATCATTATTAGGGCTACCGCCTGCCGGTTCAGATGTAGGCACGCCCGTTTCCCTCCGATCAATACCGTATCCAAAAAATTGCCCTCTTTCAGATATTCCTGCAATAGGCGCACTCTTTGGTCTTTCGTGATATTTGATAAACTCCGCCTGGTGGCGGTCACCTTGCCAGGACTACCGGGGGGATTTATTCTAAGTGAGCCGTATCGATCTACCGTCGCAGCCTTTACCGTTAACGAAGCGATCCATTGCGGCCAGGGTATATCCAACGCATCTGCCTCGGCTTTCACCATGTCCTCGATACTCCGGGGCAACTGTTCACATTGCCGGAATAGCTCTGACAATTCGCTTTTGCTTTTCACGGCAAACCGTAGCAAATTACAGGCAACAGTCACGCCCGAATCAATAACCGCATAACAGACGTGCTGACCGTCCATTATGATATCTACAGGCTTCCCATTAATCATAATTCTCGCAAATATTATCCTCCCAACATGGAACAAACCGCTTTTCATTTTTTCCGCCAATTCTGCCACATGAAGACCCCGCACCTTCCGTTGAACTTTATACGTGTTAAACTTCAGGTAATGGCCTGACAAATCCGGATCTACAGCAACGCGTTTATCCTCTATGATTCTCTCCATTAGGTTCATACCGCCACCCCCTCCTTTCTTTACTACTCGATTACAATCAAGCTCTTCGTTATTTCCACACATCTCAAGGCAGCCTCTCTTGAAGTAGTTTCCCAGCCGTTTATACGTGCGGTTCGTACTTCCGAGAAAAAAGCGTCAAAGGCATCCTTGAAGTCCTCGTCCATCCTCTCTGTTTCGTCGATTATCTGCCGCATCTTCTTTCCCTTTTTACCCACCTCCTTTCTCGTGTTTGCATCCAGCATCTCACTCACCACCTTCGAGACATGCCGGGCGGTAATCTTGCCTTCTGGAGCTGTCTCAATAACCATTTCCCACGCTTCTTGTTGGGCTTCAGCGGTTTCAAGTTTGGTGAGGGGGCGGATTTGGGCTTCGTTGGCGGGTTGAATGTCTCCAATTGGAGACAAAACATCCTGAACGCTCGCCGAATCAATCAAGCGATAGGCGTGAGCCTGTCTCATATCCCACCTATCCTTACAATATTCTTCAAAGGTGGCGTGGGTCTCACGATACAGGCGGGAATCCCGGATCGTAGCAAGGGCGCAGCCCACTTGATAAAAAGTCCGGAGGCCCGGCTCAATAATCCCCTCCATCTCCTGCAACTCAGTCTTTTCCGTCAACGACAGCTCTTCCACTTTCGCTCCTTTATCTCACTGAAATCATTCAGGGTATACCGAGGTATACCAGAAACACTTTTACTGCGCCCCTTGACATCAATAGATCCGCTAACTCTCTGATATTCTTAGGTATACTAATGTAACACCAGAAAAACTGCAAAGTATCCCAAGGTATACGTGACACGGCAAAAAAATTTAGCTACCATGCTTCTCCAATAGATCACGTAACTTTTTATCTATATAAGGTTCTGCCATGAAAACATTGCCCAGGGTTTTCTGCATCCCTTCTAAAACAAAATCAAACGCAAGCTCTGCACGGGTCTTTCCCACCAGGGTGCTCAGTTTTTCCAAAAATGCCAGGAACTCGTCAGAGCATGGGATTGACAGGCGCTGCCTCTTCTTTCCGGCAACAATCGGTTTAGCACTGAAATCCAGCTTCAATTGCTCCATCACCTCCTACCTATTCTCCGAAAATAATTGTTCAATACTCAGATCGAGCTTGGTAGCCAGGCCGGCCATCACCGCCCCGTTCCGCCGGCGGCCTTTGATGGTGTTAGACACAGTCACAATGGACCGGCCGTCTGACAGATCGGCCAGCCTTATCCCGTTTAACACCATCATCGACTTCCGGATCTCGGGCAATAAAAAGCCGTGCTCGACCATACAGTCAAACACGGCTTTATTTTTGTTTTGAAAACTTTTTAATTTCGTGCTATGGATTAATTTTTTCAGAATTCCCAACTTTTACACCTCTTACGAAAGGAAACATCATGAAAGACATCCTCATCGTCGTAGGACCCTCGAAAGCGGATACCCACCCCGCTTACATAGAATTACAAAAGGAAGCAGACAGATATGGCACAGAATCAAGACAAATCCTTTACACAACGTTTTTACTATCCGGCCCCAGCTCCTTTGAACGTGCCAAAGTTTTAGGCGATATCGCTCACCGACATAATTTTCAATTCGCGCTATTCGAAATCGAGCAGGTTCTTCAGGTCCCTGAGCCCAATCCGGACCAGGGTGGGAGGTTTCCGATTCGTTGATTTCCATCTTTTCAGCTACGCCAAGGTTGGGCATAATGAACCTCCTGTTTAAAGGTTTAACCCGGTGTGAAAACTCGTTCTTAGTGATTAATCATTGCCCTATTCACTGGCCGATATCGAAAACCGACTCAGAGCTCTGAGCAATTCTCTCATAGAGGTCGTTGGCGCGGTCGAGAAGACGGGATGCACTCCAGCCATGTTTCCTTGTGAAACTGTGGAGAATATCAACATCACGTTGGGATTCTACTGTGGGTTTAGACATCCATGTTGTTATTCCTCTTTCTTCTGGCATAAGGTATTGCATAAGAATCCTCCTGTTTTAATGTTTTAACCCGTTTGATTAATTGTTTTCTGTACGCCTGATTATCGTTGTTAAACTAATTTGCCACCTGTGTCAAGAAAAAAATGCACTTGTAACAAATAAATCGAAAAAAAGTTTAGAACAGCTATCAATTCTTATCGGAATTCCCAGGAAAGCATGGGTGCAGGGTCTGGCAAATTGGCTCCAGGTCAACCGCACAACAGTTAGTACCTGGTGTAGAGAAGGAAGGGGGATACCACAAAAACATATCAAAAACATCGAAGCCCGAGGCTACCCACGTGAACAATGGTATATCGAAGAAGAAATCATAGAAGAATTGACATTGGGTGATCAAGCCAGCGCAGAAGTCATCCGTGGAGGCGTCATTGTGCCGGAGGATCCCTACAAGCCCAAGGCAGATCAACCCCTAAGCCTGGTGGGGGATCGTGACGCCCGGGATCGCTCCGACATCGACAAACATCACGTTACCGCTCTAATTGAAGGTGACAATACGGAATATATCGATACGCTGCGGTATATTTTAAAATCGGGTGACGAAATAACTAAGCTGGCCATCAAGGGCAATCTTACCGCATGCGCCAATCACATCAAAACGAAGGATAAAGTGGAAGATTTAGAAAGGGAGGTACAGCGACTAAGGAAATCTATCGCCTCGTCACCCAATCCCGGGAAGGATGGGACAGACGAGGCTTAATTAGGCAAATAGGCAATATATTCTATGTGATTTTTTGACAACAATCAACAATCCCGCCCGCCTCGCCTGAAGGCGAAGCCGATGGCGGGCCGGCAACAATCAACAATCCAATGCCTGTCCATACCAAAAAAAACGGTCTCGTCTACTGCGTCTACTATGACAACGGTAGACGGGTGTGGGAGCCCTTTGGCCGGGGTCCCAATGCCCGGCCTTCGGCAAAGGCCCGGGATATGGAGATCAAACTCGAAAAACAACGGGGGCAATGGGCGCCCATTGCCTGGGGCATTTCCTATGGCCGGCTTATGGAACAGTATATCATCGCCCGCCGCCGCGAGTTGGCTCCCAAGACATGGGACGGCATCCTCAGGGCCGTCACCCAATACGCCAACCCGGTCATCGGCAAAGTGCCCATTAACCAGATCAATATGAATCACTGGCACCGGATCCAGAACGGCATGATCGATCGCGAGATCAAAAACCGGACCATTAACACCTATTTCAAATATATCTCATGGCCCCTCACCTGGGCCGTCAACGAAAACGACGACCTCCTGAAGGAGCACCCCTGGACCAAACGAAAGGCCCTCAAAGAGGCTAAATACAATATTGGCCTGTTCTCTTTAGCCGATTTCCTCAAAATCATGGCCGTGTCCCAGCCCCACCTGGCCTGGATCATAGAATTGGCATACTATACCGGGGCCAGACCCGGCCCCAAAGAACTGTTCAGCCTTACCTGGGACCGCATCGATGACATCCGATCGGCCATCCTCATAGACAGCGCCAAACAGGCCTCACAAAACAGCAACCCGACCCGGTGGCAATACCTGCCCCCGGCCTATATCAAACGCCTGCGGCGGTACCAGACCCACACGCAGCGAAAATATCCCCACTGCCGGCACATCTGCCACTACCGGGGACAACCCGTCCGATCCATCAAGACCGCCTGGCGCCGAGCCAAAACAGAGGCCGGGATCACCGAACGCATACGCCTCTACGATATCCGCCACTATCACATCACCTACGCCCTGGCCGCCGGCGCCGACATAAAAGAATTAGCCGATCGCGTGGGTCACACCACCCCCAAAATGATAGTCGATGTCTACGCCCATCTCGCCAAAGACATCCTCAAAAACCAGCCCCACACCCTCCCGAATCTGCACCAAAATCAGCTCCCGGAGACCAAAATGGTAGACGCAAACAGTAGACGCAAAAAAAAGGCCGTCTCGAAAAACGGCCTAAGTACCTGAAATTTTTGGTGGAGCTGAGGGGGATCGAACCCCTGACCTCATGACTGCCAGATAGGGTCATGGGTGGCTGTGGGCGCTAAGTTGTTGAAATCATTAACCCGCCGTTGGAGACTTACCCGGAAAAACAGGTTGAAAAGAGGGTGGATGGTAGACCAATGGTAGACGGAAGGATACCCAAACGTGGCTACTTAATAGAAAGAACATTGATCACTTTAATGGCCTCGGTCAGCGCATCAGCGTTTGACTGTTGGCCGTCCAGCGTGATTCTTATGTCTCCATCTCCTGTCTTCTCCAACTCAAACCCCTTGATGTGCTGATCGCCTATGCGGGTGTACTCCACGTTACCTGTGTCAGGATTGAAGCTGATACTTGCACATCCCATACAAAGCACGATTGCACAAATCAAAACAATTATCTTTTTCATTTTAATCTCCTTATGGTGCTGTAATTACATCTTTTTTATTTTCCGGATCAGCAGATCCAGCGGCAAACGCCCTTACTGAATGATACACGTACCATGCCCGAAATGAACACATACCATCCTCTAAGCATACTCGCCTAAGTTCTATATCCCCTTCCAGTCTGTAGCGGATGTCAATTAACTGCATCCGTAATAATTGATAAATAGCATCGTGAACCAATGACCCGCGCATAAACGTCAGGGTATCCCACGTTGGTCCCGAAGGACCATTCCAAGCATACCCATGACTGATTACCAGCTTCCCGTTTTTCGTGAGGGTCAGGAAATGCGTAGAAATATCCTCTTTTGGGAATATCGCAATCTGTATGCTGTAATCTGCAACGATCTGATATTTATAGCCTGCTTTATATTTGATTTGAGGTTTCATTTGAAAGGTTGTCTATTATCAGAGTAGATAAATATATTCCCCACCCTTCCGCGTCCATCTCTGTGTCCGGTCCTTTGGCCGTATGTCAACATGCCAGCCCGGCGTACTGTTCCCGTTCCAGGTCCAATCCGGGTAAAACCCCAGCCCGGGAAAGCCCACCCGGGCCACTTCGTAATACTGCAGCCGCACTGGCGCCCCGGTCATAAAATGAAAATCAACGGCCTTACATCCCATGGCTTTCAGGTGATACGACCGGGCCGCGTGCCCGTGCGCCCCGTCAACATCCACTGCCCCGCCCACGGCCCAGTGGATCACCATGGGCCAGCCGGTCTGGATCCGCAGGCGCACAATCAGCACCAGGAACGCGGCATCGATCAGATCCCCACTCGCCTCCCCATATCGCGGATCCTGAAACTCACTCCGCGTAAAATGCTCGATTCTGTCCCAGGCTATCATGGCGTTATCCTCCGCTGTCGTGTGGTTTTGTGCCGTTCCGAATATCGAGACGCAGGTCGGTCACCTGAGTCATCAACTTGTCCTGCTTGTCTGATATTTTGGCCAATGTGCTATCGTAACTCGTGAATATCCGGTCCTGGCTGTAAAAGAAAATCGCGTTGAAAATGCCTACAATCCCGACCGCAATGGTCAATATGGTGAGAAAGAGTTTTGTGGAGACTTTTTTCTCAATCGCCGACCAGACGCGTATGGCCGTAGCGTCGTGATCTTCTCGACTTTTCTCCAAATTTTCAATCGCTTTATCTACTCCCGTGTGCATACTGCATGGCGGGCGATCCGCTGCGGCTGTCATAATATCCCTCGATTTGTTCTCCTGTTTTTCCTTATGTGAATGTAAAATACTTCCCTACCTGCTTAACCGTTGTATAAAAAGGCAACTCATCCTTATACGCCTCGATCTGTTCGACCAAGACCGTTGAACTTGTGAACAACACATGGTGTTCCTTATCCATCTCAAACTGTAGCTGAAGGCATGGCAATGTTTTATGATATCTACTCGGCTGTATCCGATAGCCCAGCACTTGAATCTCTTTATTAAACACGTCTGCAATCTTGACCTTAGCGCCATCAAGGGGCCGGTGATCTCCTGCAAAATCCTTAAACTGTTTTCTTTTAGGCACAATTTAATCTTGCCTCCAACTGCTCAATTTGCAGGTATGTTGTCAGGTTATGGGCATTGGCCCATTTGAGCCAGCCCTTTGTCGACGCCAGAGATCCACGGTATTGATCTATTGTGATCTTTCCCTTAGCTAATAGCCACGGTAGGGCTTTCAACCGTTTCTTGACCCGTTTAGCCGTAGATCTCCGGACTAACATATATTTCGGAAAATGCCGGTAGCCCAGGAAGTCAACACCTCTTGAGACAGGGAATAGGTCACACTTGCTAAATGTCATCTTTAGCCTTGTCAATATAAAATCCCTGATGATCCGCATCATATCGTTGAGGTACTTCTTGTCATCATGGAACAGGCAGAAATCATCACAATATCTGATATAGTTCTTGACGTGGTGTTCGTGCTTCAGGAATTGATCCAACTCATTCAGATAGAGATTGCCAAACCATTGGCTGGTAAAATTACCGATTGGGACGTTTTTCCGGCCGGGGAATGAATAGATGATGTTCTTGATCAGCCACAACGTGTCTTTGCACTTTATTTTCCGCCGAACTATCTCATAAAGGATGTCGTGGTTTACGGATGGATAGAATTTGGAGATATCTAATTTAAGGCAATATTTGTATTTTCTGACAAATTCCATAGTCTTCCTGCTTCCGGCATGTATTCCCTTGCCTTTTCGGCAGGCATACGAGTTGTGAATGAACATGGCATCCCATATCGGTTCTATAATGTTCATGAGTGCGTGCTGGATGATCCGGTCAGGATTGAAGGGTAATATATAAATCGTACGTTCTTTTGGTTCGTAGATCTTTTTCTCTTTGTATGGCGCGGTACGAAACGTTTTATTGACCAGGAGACGTTGAATATTGAACATGTTCTCATCAAATTTCATGTCAAAATACTTGATGGTATTCTGCCAGGTCTTTCCTTTCCTGGCGGCCTTATATGCCTCGTAGATATTGTGGATATCTGTTATTTGGCCCCAAAGATTTCCGTGTCGTCTCATGGTGTAATGGCCCAGGGAGCTTTCGGCCTTTACCTACTAACTCCCCTCGCCCTCCGTCATGTATTTTGCTCCGTGGCTTACGCCCCGAAACATGGCCGGTAGATCCAGCCAGGAGTTTTGCTCAAACCCTGTATCCGCGCAACCGCGCCTGCCGATATTCGTATTCGTATTCCAGCGATAGTTATTCGCATTACGACAGCGGGACCTGCAATTCGTCC